CAGGAGGCGCAGCCGTAGCGCAGACCGTGCCACAAGCGCAGTCCGGTGCGACGGTTGAGGGGCAGGCAGCGCAACCCGAGAAAGCGAACAATAAGAAAGCGGCAGCGAAAGGATAGTAACAAAATCGGCAGCACCAAAGGAGACTAACAAATGCAAATTCCAAATCACGTCACCAACTACAGCATCTTTAAAGATGGCAAACGTCTGATCGGTTGTGGCAACGTCACGCTGCCCGACTTGAAGAACTTGGAAGACCCGCTGAAAGGCAGCGGCATCTTCGGTGAGATCGACATGCCTGTGCAGGCGCATTTTCAACCCTACAGTGTCACGCTGAACTGGCTCACGGTCGTCGACGACGTGCTCTTCTCAACGCTGCAAGACGGCGCACAGCTGCACGCGTGGGCAGCGCAGCAGCTGCATGACAGCGGCACGAACAAGATCATCCACGACGGTTGGCGCTACATCATGGGCACAGCGCCGAAAGGCATCAACTTCGGCAAGCTGGAGATCGGAACGAAGGGCGAAGCCGTGACTGAATATGAGCTGATCAGTCTGCGCGTGCTGCACAATGACAAGATCGTCGCAGAGATCGACAAAGAGAACGCGATCTGCCGCTGGTGGAACGGATTTCAGCTCGTCGACTACGCGCTGCGCATCCGGCAGTTGATTGGCTTGTGATGCGTTCGTTTCATTGATAAGCTCGCGCACTATGAGCACAACGAACGATCAAGTCGGAATCGAGCCGCACAGCGGTGTCGAGACAAACCGTCTGCATGAAGTCGAACCGTCAGTCGATCTGCCGCAAGCTGAAGCAGAGTTTCGCGAATTTCAGATCGAAGCGCCGAAGCCTCCGTGGCGCTTGAAGCTGAATCCGCCCGTCGAATATGACGGCACGAAATATCCAGAGCTGATCTTTGACTTCGATTCGCTGATCGCAAAAGACTTTGTGCGCGCAGAGCGAACGTTCAATCGCATCTACAAGCCGGACAAGAACGAGACGGCTGTGCTGCCAGAGATGCACCACGATTATCACATCGTCCTCGCGGCGCAGGTTGCCGATGTTCCAATCGGCGTGATCTACAAACTGCCGCGTCGCTATTACATGCCGGTGCGGCTAGAAGCCCTAAAAGCCTGTGGCAGCTCGCCGGAAGAGGAGAAAGTGTAACAACACTCCTGCGCTCGATCTCGATGCGTTTGGCGCGCGCCACGGGTGGCGGCGTCGATTACTGGATGGGGCTGCCAGTCACAGAATTGATGACTTGGCTGCACGAGCTGGTGAAACAGCTGCGCGACGAGCAGCAGGCGATCGAGAACGAAGGGAGGTGATGTAATTGGCCGCCACCAAGCAAGAATATCAAGCGATCTTCGTCATCGCGGCGAAGCTGGCGGCGAACTTTCGCACGACGATGGCTGCTGCGCAGTCGCGACTGAAAGCGCTCGAACACTCAGTCAAGCGGCTTCAGGCCGCGCTGAAAACGTTAGCCGGCGGCCTCGGCGGTATCGTTGGTATAATTGCAACAGCTGGCGGCGTAGCTGGCGGATTGCTCCTTCGCAAGTTATTTGAGGGAGCTGCTGACAAGGCGATAGAAGCGAATCAGCGCACGAAAAAGCTGACTGCGTCATTGATGCAGTTCAATGCGATCGCAGCGAAAGGGCCTGATTTCGCAGCGCAGCAGACGAAATTGTTGCGCCAGAGCAACGAGCTGCTCGCAAAGCAGCAGATTTACCAAGAGGAAATTCTCGACTCAGCAACTGCGCAAGCTGCGGTGATGGGCATACCGCCGAAAGAGATTGCGCGCATGATGCCAGCAATGGCAGACATTCTCGCTGTGTCGAAGGGCGTCAAAGCGACACAAGAGGACGCAGCGCAGCTCACTACCGCTTGGGGCAAGGCGATCAGAACAGGGATGGTGCGACCGCTCGCGCAATATGGCATCATCTTGACTGATACGCAGCGCAAAGAGTTCAGAGCGCTGCAGAACGTTCGACTGCGTCACGAGTATCTGCTGCAGATCGCGAAAGGTCAGCGCTTCGTCGGTCAAGCAGCGAAGCTGATGGAGACGCCTGAGGGCAAGATTTTTCTGCTCAATCAGCACATTGCCGAGATGCAGAAGCGAATCGGCGAGCACATTCTGCCGCTGCAGGCGAAGATGGCTGAGCTGTGGGATAGGGCACTGCCGACAATCGAACCAGCGATCATCTGGAGCATCGAAAAACTTGGCAAGGTGCTCGACTGGGTTATAGGCGAAGTGCAAGGCTTCATTGACGCTTGGAAAGTGCAATGGAAAGCGCTCGGACTCGACAAGGACATAGCCGAACTCAACAAGGCATTTCACGATCTGCTCGACACTCTCGGCATCGAATGGCCTGAGGCTGGTTTCTTTGGTCGCCTGATCGCGAGTTCGGTCATTGTATCGCTCAAGATACTCGTGACCGAGCTGAAGATCGTGCTGAAGCTGCTGAACGGGATTGCGAAAGTGCTCGCCTACACGCCGCCCGGACTGCTCGGCAAGTTCATCTATAAAAAGTTTGGTCTTGGCGCGACGACATCACCGAAAGCTGCTGGTCCTGCTGGTGCTGTTGCCGCCGCAGGCGCGCCGGGTATCCCTGCGAAGTATGCTGGCAATCCTGCTTTGGCTGCAGCATACATGCGCGGCTATGGGCCGACTACTGCTGCTCCTGCTGCGACTCCAGCGGCAGCGACAGCCGCGCCTGACATAACAGCTGCAGCAGCGAACGTGCCAGCGGGATTGACGAAGCAGCAACAGAAGGGTGCTGTGCTCTATCAAAAACTGCTCGCTCAGTTCAAAGCGCACCCGCCAGCTGGCGTGCCTCCTGATGCAGCGCAGTTCGGCATCACGAAAGGGACGCCCGAAGAATGGGCGCGATTCGGTGTCTCTGTTGCTCACGCTGAATCAGGTTTCAATCCGAAGTCGACGAATCTCAGCGACCCGGGCGGCTCATTCGGCGTCTTTCAATACGCGCACGGGCAGGCCTACGGCAATGCCTACGACGTCGACAAGTCAGTCGCTGCTTTCGTTCGTGACGCGAACAGCGCAGCAGCAAGCGGCAACATGCACACGAGCATTCTCGGTCGTCGATTTTCAACGATCGGCAGTCATCCCGGTGTTGGTGCTCGATACCTAGGGCAAGCAGAACACATCGCGCAAGCAAGCGCTGCAGCGCAACCAGCTGCTGCGAATGCCCCGCCGTTTTACTTGGCAGCAGCGCGAGGGATGCAGTTCGGCGGCATTGTTGGCGGCTTGACTCATGCGCTGCTCGGCGAGCGCGGCCCTGAAGCTGTCATCCCTCTCGGCGGTGGTCGCAGAGCAATGGGCTTGCTCGACTACGCGACACGCGCGCTCACTGGTCGCGGCGCTGGCGGCACGCACATGAACTTCACGCCGAACATCACGATTCACGGCGGCGCAACCGACGAACAGCAGCGTGCGATGGATTCGCGACTGCGTGATCTCGCGCGCGACTTCATCAGTCAATTCAAGGCGGCGCAGTATCAAGAGCGACGTCTGAGCTACGAGTCAGGATATTGAAATGCCACAACCACGCATCCCGTCACCGACACCGCCCGTCATTGAAGGCGGACCGACTTTTCTCGCGACGCGACCTGTCGAAAAGGCGCTTGTGCTGCCGCCGAAACCGCCGCCGCGCATCTACGTCTCAGTGCAAGATGATTGGTGGGATTTGATCTCGCTGAAAGTCTACGGGATGCGTCGCTTTGACGAGTTCTACATGCACAAGCTGATCGAGGCGAACTATTACTTGCGCGAGATTTGTCACTTCCCTGCAGGCATCGCTGTGATCGTGCCTGATTTGCCTGTCAAAACTTCGATTCCGCTTGTGCCGTGGAAAAAGGCGTCGATCATCACCACGTCATGAACGCGCTGCAAAGACACGTCCGAGAGCGAAAAACCCTCTGGAAGCGCTCTGGAGAGCGGCGCGAGACGTTTCTGAGCAAGCTCAAAGAGCTGTTCGCGATCAGGAAGCGCTGTCGCGAGATCACGAGGATGCAAGGATGATCACGCAAGTCAGATTCGCTCGACCGTCAATCATCATGAACGGCAGCGATTGGTTCAATGAGCTTGCGCCGTATTTTCTCAACTGCATCTATGTCGACAACTGCGACGGCGATCACGCTGACGACTTTCAGCTGCAGCTCGCTGATCGTGACAAACGCTTCATCTCTGATTGGATGCCCGATGTCGGCACGTATTTTGACGCAGAGATCATCTGTGAACGCTGGTTCGCGCCGAATGCAGCTGCGCTCAGTCTCGAATGCGGTCGCTTCTGGATTGACTCGGTCGATTTTCAGCTGCCGCAGAGCACAGTCAGCATCAAAGCAAGCTCGATTCCGACTGATCAGAAGCTGAAGGGCGCAGACGAAACGCGCGGCTGGGAGAACTCGTCGCTTGAAGATGTCGCGATTCAGATCGCAGGCGAGAACATGATGGTCTTGGATTGGCAAGCGCTCACGAACCCGAAATATAAGCGACTCGAACAGACTGAAGAGAGCGGTCTCTCGCTGCTGAAAAAGCACGCGAACGCGCACAAGCTGTCGCTCAAGGTGCACAAGAACAACATCGTGATCTTCAACGAGCAAGAACTAGAGGGCGCTGCGTCAGCGTTCACGCTGCTCTACGGTGACGCCACAGCCGCCGCGAGCGGCGCGACGTATCGCATGAGCGCAGGCGATTTTCAGATCATGATCAACGACACAGTGCAAAGCACGCGCAACAGCTTCTCCGTGATGGAGACCGGCATGACCGGTCAGTCAAACTTCAACACTGAAGATCAGGACATCTCAGAATATGGCACTGACAGCAACGAAGACCCGGGCGAGGACGGCGAGGGCGGTGGCGATGGTGGTAACGGAGGTGGGCTGCGCAAGCCCCGCGCAGGACTTGAAGGCGATTGGACGACTGACACTGACAGCACGTTCGCAGAAGCGATGGCGCGCGATAAGAACAAGCACAAAGTTCGCGCGACGATCGAGATGTCGATTGGCAACCCGCTCGTCGCAGCTGGTCAGACGTTCGACTTGAAAGGCGTCGGTCAGTTCGATGGCAAATGGTTCGCAGAAACTGTCGAGCATCAGCTCGGCCCGCAATACGACACGAAGATCATCGCTCACAAGTGCTTGGAGGGTTACTGATATGGCGATCAAAAACATTCTCGCAGCAACTGACTTCGTGAGCGGCAAAGACAACCGTTACCGCAACGCAGTCGTGATTGGCAAAGTCGTGAAGCTCGAATGCACTGATAAGGGCGCGAACATGCGCGTGCAGATGCCAGAGAAACTCGATCGCAAAGGCAATCCGCTGATCACAAAGCCGATTCCGATGCTGCAAGTGAGCGCAGGCGGCAAGCGCAGCTTCGCGATGCCGCGCATTGGACAGAACGTGCTGATGGTGAAACGATCGAACGGCACTGGCGACTACCTTGCAGTCGGGCATTTCTACACGTCAAACGACCCACCGCCTGTGACAGACCCGATGCTCGACTACACAGTTTATGACGACGGCTCGATCAAGCAGTTCGACGCGAGCAAAGGCACTGAGACGCACACGCTCAAAGGCGACACGGTCTGGAACAATGACGGCAAAGCGCAGCTGTCGTTCAAAGGCGATGTGCTGATTCACAGCGACGGCACGGTGACGATCGAAGGGCCGACGCAGATTCATCTCAAGGGCCCGATGAAGTTCGAAGGCGACATCACGCACATCGGCAACATGAGCACGACTGGCATTCACACCGCAGCTGACGGCCCTCACGCATCCTGCGGACTCGCCGAACGCGACAGCGTGCTCGACAACCGAATCAAACTGCTTGAAGCGACGATTGTGCAGCTGAACGCGCGACTCGCGGCGCTGGAGGCAAGCCGATGACAGAAGGCACGTTTGCAGCAATCATCTTCGGGCGCGCTCAAGGACGCATCATGACGTTCGAGCACATCGAGCGCAAATATAAGGGCCGCTTCGGCGTTCACAATGTTCACTTGCGCAAGCCACTGCTTGAATGGGCGGGAAATGATCTGATCGAGATCGAGATGCGCGTCAATCTCAACGCATCGTGGTGCGGCGATCCGCTTCCGCTCTTGGCTCTGTGGCGCAATCTTCACGAGAGCGCAACAGCTGCGCCGCTGATCGTTGGTGGCAAACCCATGGGAGGCGGGCTGTCGCTGTTCGTGATCACGTCGATCGACGAGCATCACAAGAACTGGCTGCCGCCCGGCAGACTGCTCGCAGTCGAGCTGACTGTTGCGTTTCAAGAATATATTCCGTTCACTGAACAGATCATCTCGCCTTTGGGCATTCCGTTTTTTGGAGCAGTAGCAAGCAAAATTCCCGGCGGCGTAGCCATACAACCGTAAATGCCAATCACTGATCAAATCACTGCAGAGCTTGGCGCGAACTGGCGCATTCAGTTCATGCAGCCTGACGGGTTGCCGCTGAACATGGCTGCGTTCGAGGTGATCGATTTCGGCGCGATCGGGTTCAAAGAGATTTTTCAGAACGTGAAGACGATTCTCGCAACGCCGCTCTACAGCGCAGCGCTTGAGCGCACACTCGGTCTCGATCAGACGATCGTCGATCTGCCGATCAACGAAGCGAACTTGAAAGTGATCGCGATACTGCACGCAATCACGCAATGGGAACCGCGCTGTGAAGTGATGAACATCGATTTCGCTGCAGACCCGCTCGCAGGACACATGCAGCCGATCATTCAGCTGAAGATCAACAACGTGATCTACGGGACGGACACTCCCTACACAGTCGCGAACATCTTCACTGCGCCTGCACAAGTGCAGCAAGGTCTGCCCGTGTTCTCTCCAGTAGCAGGCGCACCTGGCCCACCGGGCGCGACAGGCGAACCCGGCACGCGCGGCAGTCTGTGGTTCAGCGGCACGACAGCGCCAGCAGCAGGCGTCGCGATGAAGCCGATCATCGTTTCAGGACAGCCCGTGCAAGGCCCTCAAGGGCCACAAGGCAAGCAAGGCGAGCGCGGCTTTGTCTGGCTGCAGGGCGCGGGCGATCCTGTGACGCCGCAGAAATACGACATGTATTTGAACACGTCGAACGGCGACGTCTGGCAGTTTGACGGCGCAACGTGGAGGCGCACGCGATGAGCTGGGAGCAAGTAGGCAACATCGCTGGGCCTCAGGGACCACCAGGTCCTCCCGGTGGCACTGTTGTCGCAGGCACGCAATACATCATGGGCGAAGCGCCGACTGGCGCGCTCAACGGCATCAACAAAATCTTCACAGCTGCGAACGCGTTCGCGCCGAACTCGCTTGAAGTGTTCTTGAACGGGCTGCGTCAGCGACGCGTCGACGACTACACTGAGATCAGCAGCACGCAGTTTCAATTCGTCGCTGTGCCGCGAGCAACGGACACGATCTCGATCGATTACATCCTGCCAGCTCCCGTGAATGCGCCAGTCGTGGGCGAGATTCCGACTGGGCTGCTCAACGGCAGCAACAAGATTTTCACAACAGCTTTCATCTACAAGCCGACGCTGCTCGCTGTGTTCTTGAGCGGTCTGCGACTGCGTCATCCTGATGACTACACGGAGACTGGCTCGCAAACTTTTCAGCTCGTCGCCGCACCACTGTCGAGTGACAGCTTGAGCGTCGACTACTTTCAACCATAAACTCCTCCTATGAGCGCAACACAAATCCACGGCGGCAAACAGATTCAATCAGCAACGATCTCAGAAGATCGACTCGTCAATCTCATGGTGCGCGCAGACGGCACGAATCCGATGAGTGCTGCGCTGAAGATGAGTCCCGCAAGTCCGAGCGCGCCTGCTGGCAACACGAACTACATTCAGAACGTCACAGACCCTGTGAACGCGCAGGATGCTGCGACACGCGGCTGGGTCTTGAGTCAGCTCGGTAGCGCAGTCACCGGCTCAGCAACAGCGCGCGTCGCGTCAACAGCGAACATCACCAAGAGCGGCACGCAGACGATTGACGGCAGCGCGCTTTCAGTCGGCAACGTTGTTCTGCTGAAAAATCAGACTGCTGCTGCTGAGAACGGTCTGTGGGTCGTAGCAAGTGGCGCGTGGACTCGCGCGACGAACATGGATTCGTGGGCTGAGGTGCCCGGTCAGATCATCAGCGTGCAAGAGGGCACTGCGAATCATGACACGATCTGGCTATCAGTCGCTGATCAAGGCGGCACGATCGACACGACTGCGATCACGTTCACACAGATTCCCGGGCCGAGCGACATCACTGCAGGCGCTGGCATGACGCGCACAGGGCAGCAGATCGACGTCGTCGCTGCCGACTCGTCACTGCAGATCAACACCGACAACATGCAGGTGAAGTTGAATGCAAGTGGTTGCATCGTCATCGTAGGCGCAAACGGAATTGGCGTTAATTTCAACTCCGACAGTCTGCTCTCACTGACCAATGCGCTCAACGTAAAGCTCGATGCAGCAGGCGCGATTCTTGCTCCCGCTGGCGGCGCTGGCCTCAAGGTCAATATCGACACGAACGTTCTGGCGATCACTGGCAATGTGCTAGGCTTCAAAGCGAACACGGTTGTCAAATCGAACAACATCATCTGGCGGGCTGCCGTGGGTGGAGCTATTGACGGCTCGAACACAACCTTTGTGATGCCGTCCGCACCAAACCCACTTAACACCGAGAACGTTTTTCTGAACGGCATCCTGCAAGAGCCCGGTGCGGGGAATGATTACACGATCAGCGGATTGACGATCACGTTCGCAGTTGCGCCACCGACAGGCAGTAAGATCAAAGTCACTTATACGGACATAACTTTGTAACCATGGGACTCACACAAATCAGAGGCAGTCAGGTTCAAGACGGCACGGTTCAAAGAGTCGATCTTGATGTTTCGACAGTAGGTCAAGCAGTCATTCGCAAGCTGCTCGCGGGCGCTGGTCTTTCGCTCGCTTCAGATGGAGCTGACGCAGGCACTGGTGACGTCACTCTTTCAGCGCCGAACTCAGCGAACTGGGATTCTGCCTACACTGATCGAATGAAATGGGATGGCGGCTCTGCGAGTCTCGTGCCGGGCACAGCACGCACGAGCTTGGGCGCGAACGCGCTAGGCAGCAACATCTTCACGATGGCGAACAATTCGCTTGGCGTCGCTGCCTACATGGAGATCAGCAGTCTCAATACCCCGGTGCTCAAGACTGCGGCAAACATGCTCGCCGCGCTAGGCGGTGAACCGGCGCTCGGCAATCCATCTGCGAACGGTTACGTGTTGTCATCGACAACTGCTGGTGTGCGCTCGTGGATAACACCGCCTGCTGGAACAATGACATTCACAGGCGACGTAACGGGCAGTGGAACAGGCACGGTCAATTTACAGATCGCGGCGAACGCGGTGACTGCAGCGGAGATCGCAGCAAATACCATCGGCGCGAGTGAAATGAATAACGCGCAGGACATGCTGATGGCTGCAGCGCAGTCGATCCGCGTCGCTGACGCTGGCAACAACGTGCTGAACGTGCTGCGCATCAGTCACAACTACACGGGCACGCCGACCGTGAACGCAGAAGGCGTTGCGCTCTCGTTCGAAGGCAAGAGCGACACGACTGTTGATCGCACACTCGCGCAGATCAAAGCTCAATGGAGCGTCGTCGCAGATGCAACGCGCACGTCGTATCTCGATCTCGGAACCGTAGCCAGCGGCATTCTCTCGACTGCGATGCGACTCTGGGGTAGCAACGGCGTCAGCGTCAACAACACAACCGATCCTGGCGCGGGCTGGGTGAACGCGAGCGCAGGCTTTAAGGTCGGCAACGTGCAGATCGGTCTTGACGATTTGCTCGCTTCAGCGACGAATGATAACGCGGCTACTGGCGACATCGGCCAAGTCATCGAGGCGACTGCATCGAGTGTGGCGATGACCAACAGTGTTTACAAAAACATCTGCCAGATCACGCTCACACCCGGCGACTGGGAGCTTGGCGGCTTCGGTTACAGCCTCAACGCGTCCGGTTGCACGAACAGGATTTTTTGTGTGAGCGATGTGAGCGCGAATCTGCCGAGCGATAACATGTATGCTCAAATTCAAATCTCGGCAGTCGGCGTTGGATTAGATTGTGGCACACGTCGCGTCAGCATCGCCGCAAACCAGACGTGGTATCTGGTGAGCTTCGCCGCATTCGGCGCTGGCACATGCACTTCAAACGGATGGATTCACGCAAGGAGAGTAAGATGAACATCGAACAACGCATCACAAAACTGAAAGCAGACCTGCTTGATCACACCAACGCACATGACAAGATGATCGCCGAGCACAACGCATTCGAAGCCGAGTTCAACAAGCGCGTCATTCAGAGTCAATCGCGATACCAGCAAATCGCGGGCGCGATCGCTGAGCTTGAACTCATGCTGCGCGAACAAAGTGAACGCAACGGCGAACCTGCTCGCAGCAAAAACAGACTCGCGAAATGATTCAACTGCTCTGCATTCTCACCGCTCAGGGCACTGATCATCTGCCGATTTGGCCGAATCGCGTCTTCAATGTCATCAGCTGCGTCGTCGTCTGGATGCTCGCGCTTTTCATGAGCTATTGGCGGGCGCATCCTGTTGCGTTCACTTTCTCTGACTGGTGGCGCGACGATCGCACGCGCTTCATTGGCGGATGCGTGGTAACTGTCGCGCTCGTCTTGCTCAAGTCGACGTCGACGACAGTCGATCAGATCATGGAGCTTCTCGGTTTCAAAGTGACGAACTCAAGCGGCGTCGCCTACGGGTTCGCGATAGCAACTTTCCTGCTTGGCTTGAAGCCTGTGCAGAAAATGCAAAACGGAAAGGCAAAATCAGAATGAAATTCGCAATCTACAAAGCAAGCAACGGACTCTTCTATTGGCACGTCGTCACTGTAGCGATGACCGGCCCCGCAAGCAGTGTCTTCGGTGCACCAGTCGTCGCGATCTCAGGCCACGGTTTCGTCACAGAAGACGCAGCACAGAAAGGCTACGACTCGTTCGTGACATGGGTGCGCGCACAGCGAGTGCCAGTTCCACCAACACCAGCTGAACCATGACTACGCGAGCGAAGAAAAAAGCACAGCACATCAAAAAGCATCAGCTGTCTGAACTGATCACAATCGGCGGCGTGATCATCTATGCGTCGCCCAAGGGTGACTATGTTTGTTTCGTCAGCGATCTCGACGTTTGCACTGACGGGACGGGCAATCATCACGGCGACAATACGCCGCAGGATGAAACCGCCTACTACAACGGCGGCAAATTTCTGAACGCTGACGTTGACAAATATATCGTCATCCCGCCTCAGATTCGTTCAATGGTGCCGCCCGTGGTGATGGGCTGTCAAGCGCGACTGACGCAGCTCGACACGCAGCAAGCGAGTCCTGCTGTCACGGGCGAGATCGGCCCCGATGACAAGACGGGCGAAGCGGCATATTGTCTTTGCAAGCTGATGAACAAAGCATTGACTGCGAACAACGGCGACACGCGACGCATCTATTTCTACGAGCTGTGGCCCGGCAAGGCCGCTGTCGTCGATGGTAAAAAATACAAACTGGAGGCTGCAGGATGAGCAATGGAACGAACGCTGGCGCACCCGAATATGGGCTCGACTACGTGCCCGACATCGACTTTGCAGTCAAGGACCCGACTGTCATCGTCAGCGAAGTCATCGCTGACTACCAGAGCGCGTTCAAGACGCTGACGGGCATCGCGAAGAACCTCGCACCGGGCGACCCTGTGCGACTGCACTTGCTCGTCGTCTGTCACTGGCTGTCTGCTCAGCGCGTCATCATCGATTTCACAGGCAAGCAGAACCTGCTCAAATATTCTCATGACGACTACCTCGACAACCTCGGAGCGCTCTACGGCGTGCGCGCGTTGCGACTACAGCCTGCAGCTGCGATGTGCACCTTGCGCTTCACGCTTGCTGCACCGCTCGCGTTTGACGCTGTCGTGCCGCAAGGGACGCAATGCGCTGCACCGAACAACGTCGTCTTCGTGACGCAAGCAGAAGGCATCATCAACAGCACAAGTCTCACTGTCGACGTGCTCGCTGAGGCGCTCGTTCCAGGCGCGATCGGCAACGACTTCGCTCCGGGGCAGGTCAACAGCATCATCAACTGGAATCAGCCCTATGCGCTGCAGGTAGGCAACATCGACACGACTGCAGGCGGCAGTGATCAAGAGACTGATGATCAATACCGCTACCGACTCTGGCTTGCCATTGAAAGTTTTTCCACGTGCGGACCTCACGACGCCTATGAGTTCTGGGCGTTGAGCGCGCATCCTGACATCATTCAAGCAGTCATCTACAGCGCACCGGCGATCGCAGGCGAGGTCTGGATTTACCCGTTGATGGATGGCGGTGTGCTGCCGACTCAAGAGATCATGGACTTGGTCTATGCGAGCTGCAACGCTGACACGCGACGACCGCTCACTGACTACGTCACGGTCAAGCTCGCG